AAATCAAAACTGAAATTGGGTTCTACGGTGGGTTTTTCTGGATTGTAATAGGGTGGGAAGTTATACTGCGTTGCGGCGTCGCCTTTCGGATGGAAACTGTCGCTACAAATGAGTTCGCCACGGAACCTGTAAATCGCGCGGCCGAAATCAATGATTTTGAAAATACGGCCGTATGTGGGGACTTTATAATACTGGCCTTCGTAGAAATAATACAAAAACTCCTCGGTGGTCTCGATAAACATCACATTGTTGGTATGAAGGTCATTATGTGTAAACGCGAACATTTTCTGGTAGATGATAAGCGTCATTATCACCTGGAATAAAATGGATTGCCATTCTTCTTTCGTGAGTTCATCTGTCATCATAATATGGTCCAGTGTATTCACGCATTTTTCAAGAAGAATCGCTTGGATTGGGAAGTCTTTTATTTTCACGATGATTTGTTCGTCACTGCTGTCATAACTTCCGCTGTCACTTCCACTGTCGTCGCTTCTGTTGCCGTCACTTCCACTGTCGTCACTTCCGTTGTCGTCACTTCCGCTGCCGTCGCTTCCGCTGCTGTCGCTTCCGTGGTCGTCACTTCCGCCTTCCTGGTGCGGGTCTTGGTCGTGGACCTGGTCGTGGACCTGGTCGTGGACCTGGTCGTCGTCATCGCTAATCGTTGTATAGGATGAATTGGACTGCGACGTATCACTATCACTTCCGTCACTAAAATCTCGGGTTTGTTTCTTTGTAGTTACCCCCTCCGTGAGTGAGATTTCATTTTCAAGTTCCGAGAGATTGAATTCAACTACCTCCATTGGCGTATCCATTGGAATACATTCAGCAACGGCAGGGGTGACATCACACGGTTCAATCGTGCTTACGTCAGGAAGAGTTTCAGTGGTAGAGTCAAAAATATGAATACGATTCTTACTATCGCTATATTTTTCGTCTGGTTTGAAATAACTATTCTCTCCAGTGGGTCCAATCATTTGTTTCATTTTTTGTCGGATTTTCATCATTTTATTCATATTGATATCGGAAGAAAGGTCGTCGTCATCGCCAAATTGTGAATAGTCTATTGTAAAGAGGTCGTTTTCGTAATTATTGAAAAAGGAACAGCCTACCAAGTAGTCAATGTCATCAAATACATTGGTCGAAAATTCGCGTTGTTTACACAAATAACTTCCATAATAATCCACACCGTGGACGATGCCGTGCGTATGAAGTGCTTGGCTCGTCAAAAAAGAGAAAAATCCGTCTACATAGGAAGAATTATTCGTATTCAACATTTTATCTTCACACGTCTCCTGCGTGGAGTTGTATTTAGGAAGGGTTCGCGTTTTATCCTGCTGCGCAGCATATTTCCCTGACAAATATCGGATAGGGTCCAGTAAGGGAGAATACTTCACAAATATCGGAATATTGTTTGTATTTCCATTATCGTCGGCAATAATGGTTTCTAAATGATTCAATGACCTTGCGCGGTCGTGGTCGTGGTCGTGGTCGTGGTCGGTGGTCGTGGTCTCTGCGTCGCCCATTATTCGCCCTGGATGAGCGATAATATTCTGTAAATAATACTTTTGATTCAACTGAATCCCGTTGTAGTTCATTTCATTCATATCAAAAAACCGCGAATAAATCGGAATATAGTTCTGGATATTATACAGCAATGCGGGTTCAATGCTTTCAGGAGTATACTTATGTTTTCGATAATGAAGTTGAAATCGCGGACACTCCACCGATGGATGATTCGTTGACATTGTTTGGGTGATTTCCTAAATGTGATATGATTGTTGAATAGAAGTTTTATATTTATTTTAAACGGGAATCGAATCGAATCGAATCGAATCGAATCGATTCGTGTAAACATTCATATTATAATATCTCCCATTTTTATCACAAGCATTATGAATTTAGAACTCGCGAAGTTTGATATGAAGGCCATCAGTTTTCGCCCTGATGAAAACAAAGGCCCAGTTATCGTTCTCATCGGGCGCCGTGATACCGGTAAAAGTTTCCTTGTCCAGGACTTGATGTTTCACCACCAGGATATCCCCATCGGCACCGTCATCTCAGGCACAGAGGCCGGCAACGGTTTCTTCGCAGCACACGTGCCAAAATTATTCATTCACGACGCTTATAATACGGCCATCATTGAGAACATTCTTAAGCGCCAGAAGGCGGTTTTAAAGCAAGTGAAAAAGGAAATGGATACATACAAGAAGTCATCCATTGACCCAAGGACGTTCGTTGTATTGGATGATTGTCTGTATGATAACAAATGGACGAAGGATGTGATGATGCGCCTCCTCTTTATGAACGGGCGTCATTGGAAGATAATGTTAGTCATCACAATGCAATATCCCCTTGGTATCCCTCCAAATCTCCGCACGAATATCGACTACGTTTTTATCCTCCGTGAACCATATATTGCGAATCGTAAGCGAATCTACGACAATTATGCGGGTATGTTCCCCACTTTTGAGAGCTTTTGTCAGGTGATGGACCAGTGTACCGAAAATTACGAGTGTCTCGTCATCAATAACAACGCGAAATCCAACAAATTACAAGACCAAATCTTCTGGTATAAGGCACAGCAGCACGGGCCATTCAAGCTCGGCAGTAAGGAATTCTGGGAAATATCCAAGAATCTCGGTTCTGACGACGAAGGAGAGCAGTCTTATGACCCTAGTGCCGCGAAAAGTGGCAAGGGACCGAAGATAAATGTGAAGAAGAGTAAGTGGTGAGGGAAAGCGCTCACGAATTGGTGAGAGTGGTTCTCCAAAATGAGAAGCGGTTTGCCGAAATTAGCATTCAATGGAAACCGCTTTGGGATAGACCAAAGCGGTTTTCCGAAATTAGTATTTTAACCTTATTTTTCGCTTTTTTAATTAAAAGCGACAACTAGTTAACCATTGCTTTAATAAATAGCGTTTTTTTATATGAAAGCAAACATCGCCGAACCCACCGCTTTCATAAATCCCGCTTTTCATTTATAAAAGCAACATCAACCTCCTATTTATCCTATTCAACACATCCGACAAGTCAAACCCATGCTCATTCGGATTGTATCGAATCATTGCGTAACCTTGATTCTTGATGAACTCTTCTCTCGCTACTTCGTCCACCGCAGACCTGTCGTGATGCCCGTATTCGTCGCATTCCACCACAATCAAATCGTCTGTAAAGCACAAGTCGGCGAAATACGGCCCAATTTTAAACTGCCGAGTCATCGCGCGTAAGCCACTATACGCATTTTCAATAAACCCGATGGTCTGCGCTTCAATACACATCGGGAATTTGACACACTTCACATTTTCAGAAACGTCTACAATATACTTACTTCTTAACTTGAATGAGTTTTTCAGCAGTTCAAATGCTTCTTCCGTAAGCATATATACGATACGGTTATGACCTCCGTGTTTTCTCGTATCGCCAACACCAGTAACTCGTGACTTTATATAATGGATATTCTCTCGGTAGTTCTTCTCCAAATGTAATGTTAAATGGACCTTTTGTGACTTGAAATGACACACCAACTCCTCCAAATCGCGCGTGAACTCGGGCATAATGTAAAGAGTGTGTATTACATACTACAGTTCAGATAGACAATTGTTCAATTTTATGAAAAAAGTGTTTTCATAAAAAGCGTTTTCATAAAAAGTGCTTTACAATCATAAAGCGAAAACAACTTAAAGACATCCGTATATACATAGTATAACATACGCTCATAACGATGTCCACCGCTTCTTCTACCTCTGCTGCTACACTCAACATCGTTGAACTGATTGAAAAAAATCCGATTACAAAGTTGTCACAAACATACAACAATTTTCTCCTTGAAAAAATCCAAGAAAACTTCAGCACATTCGAGCAACAATTATTCGTTAGTAGTTTCTACTGTTACCTGAATTATGATAAGAATACTGACTTTATTGTTGACTTGGATAATGTATGGAAATGGTTGGGATTCACACAGAAGATAACCGCAAGAATGATGATTGAATCCAACTTCAAACTCAACGTAGATTATACTGTGTCAATTCCTGAATTTAAAAAATCAGAACAAAAAGAACAACAATCTGGTGGTAGTGATGAAGAACAACCATCTGAATCAACCGTTCCAGCTAAACCAAAGAATGGTGGGCAAAATAAGCAAACCATCAAACTCACCATCCGATGCTTCAAACTGCTCTGCATGAAAGCACAAACCAAGAAAGCAGGTGAAATCCATGACTATTATTTGCGCCTGGAAGAAATTATTCTTATGACCGTCGACGAACAAACAAATCAGCTCCGCGCACAACTCGAACAATCTAGCGCCCAACTCGAACAAACAAACGCACAACTCAACCAAGCCACCATCACCCTCACCCAAGAAAAGAAACGCGCAATT